GTTAGTAGTCAGCGTATCTCCAGGATAATCTCTGGTTTTAATAATGTAATCAACAGTAGCAGCTGTATCAGTAGTTATGTCTATGTCTGGTATGAGTCTAGTTAAAAACATAAACTGCTCACCTGCCGGGTCTAAATCAAAATCGGCTGACTCAATAAACGATGTCATAGCAGATCCATCGTCAGTGTTCCCTAGTTCGTGATTGTATATGTAATTTAAACCCCCTGCCGTACCCCCTGCCCTTGGATAATCATTAACACCGTAATCAATCCAAGCAGTTCGAGACAAAGAACCAATGTCCCAGGTTCCCTCTAAATAGTTAAATTTTGCGTATCGGTCTATTTCTTCTGCGCCAGAAGAAACATAAAACCAGATAATTTCGTTAAACATCCTGTTAGATGCGGCAAAGAACTTAAATGATTGAGATAGATTAATGTCATCAAAAACATATCTAAGCACAGTACAAGGAACATTATCGACCTTACCTGTGTAAGCATAGAAGTTTTCTCTAGCCATCCAAAACACTCTGTCTCCCACAGAAACTACCGCGTTAGGCGATATTATAGAAATGCCGTTAGCTACTAAAGAAAAGCCAAAAGTTAACGGAGGACCAACAAACCGCATAGAATGCAAGCCAACATCAGTCCAAATTAATATTTCTGCCCTTGTTTTAACCGCAGCAATGATCTCAGAACCAGAGGACAGTCTTTGATCTCCGGATGTGTTGGTTGCTGTTGGCGTCCAATCAAAAGGATCTTCTTGGTTTGACCAACGAATCAACAATAGATCTTGAGCGGTTTCTCCAAGCGGGTTACAACCAAAACAAATAACATGCCTATCAGCGCCTGACACCATTATCTGCCTAGTAATCGTAGGAGTATTTGATGCCTCTGTTTGAGCAGAAAGGGCAGTAGCCCTAAAGTTTAGACCTAAAGTCTTGTCCCAATAAAACGGTGCGCCATCAAAAACATTAAAAATTAAATCTTCACCCCAATTATCTTGTCTCCAAAGCCTTAACTGACTTACAGAATTTGCCGTTGTTTGAGCAGCTTCGCCCCAACCGATAAAAGTATTAGCTTCCGCTACAACAACTCCTGCGGTGTGAGCAGCTGCGGTTGTGCCTCTGACACCTCTAACTACTCCGGCATTCAATGTGTTAGTGCTTTTACCAGTGTATTGAATTAATTCCTCTCCCACCCTTATTAAACCAACGAAAGTAACTGCGGCTCCATCCGCTCCTGCGGCAACCGTTGTTCCGTCAACGCCTCGTGTAAGCCCAATAATTGTAGTTGCTGTTGTTCCGGTGTAATCTATTTTTTCACTGCCAATAAGAACCGTTCCTTCACTAGGAAAGCTGCTGGCATCATCTAGTATCAAAACCGAAGAATTAATAGTGATGGCACCGTTTAGAGTGTCGGCTACCGTTTCAAAATTACTAGCACTAGTTAACACCACAGAAGTTGCTGAATCTGTTAGATCGCTTGCTAAAGTAGTTTCAGATACGCCACTGGTTGTTCCGCCCCAAAGACCCGCTCCAAACCCAGTGCCTTGCACGTAGGTGGTTAATCCAGTAGTGAGCTGGTATTGAGCTACTACAGAACTTCCTCCTCCAGCCGTTGTTCCAGAAGAAGCGCTGCCAGCAGTGCTAACCGTGTAGCTGTTGCTGTTAATAACTGTAATTTTAAGCTCGGTATTAAGTTGAGCCGCTGTAACACCGTCTGTTGTTGCCGCTCCGCTAAAGGTAACAAAATCCCCGGTCTGAGCCCCATGGCCCGTGGCCGTTACAGTAATTGTCCCTGAACCAGCGCTGCCCGTTGTAAAAGGATTGGCTCCCAAAGAAGTTGTTGCTCGAACGGGAGTTAAATCGTAATACACAGCGCCTTCTTCTACGTAAAGCTTAGACTCTGTTCCAATACCTAAGTATTTTGAGCCATCTAACGCTGCCCATGTATGCAAAGAACGAGCTTGTCCTTCTAACGCAGTGCCAGATAACTTGGACCACCCGCCCATTTTTTCAGGCCGTCCTTTTCTAAAACGAATTAAACTAGAATCAAACCATCCTTGGTCATTGCCGTAAGAAGTTGTTTCTCTATTAATACCCGGCTTAAAAACTACTTTAGCTAAAGGCATTAGGCAAGCCCTCTTTCGTAAATATTTTTAAATGAAGAACCTAACGCTCCAATTCCTCTGTATACAGTAGGGTCAATAGATTGATATGTTTGCTGTCCACCTGTATTTATTGGGTTTCCTGCCGCGTCCATGCCAATAGTGCCACTACCTGTTCCAGTAGTATAGCTATCCGTTGCTGCACTTTCAGCCACGCTTTGTTCTTCTGGAGGATCTATTGTGTCAAGAAGTATGTTAGCCCCTACATTTTTTAATGCAGATGACGTTCCTGCTGCGCCTTGTCCTATAATTCCTTTTCCACCTGCTTTTGCTGCAGCAACAGCATCAGCACCTTCTCTTCCAAAATATGTTCCTACTCCAGTTCTAGCTATATCACCTAAATCACCGCCACGAGCTCCGGTAATTCCTGCGTTTAAAGCAGCAGCTTGTGCATTAGTAAGAGATCCGGCTGGCATACCTGACATCAAATACGATTGCCCTGTATTAGCTACTATGTCACCAAGACTTTGGCCTCTAGCGGCTCCCGCTCCTGCTTGGGCAGCAATGCCTATAGATTTTGTAATAGGATCTCCAAAAGCAATCATTGCTGGCGCTATGTAATCAGCAAAAACACCACCGGCTTGCTGTAAAAAGCTGCCTTTCTTTCTTTGTTGTTGTCGCGCAGTTTCTCTTTGAGCATAATCATAAGCTTGTAAAGCAAATTCAGGGTTAAAATCTTTTGTAATCTCGCCCGTATCCAAATACGTTTTAAGTGCATCTACAGAACCATACGGCGCATTAATAGCGCTTTGAAACTCTCCCCTGTCGCCGGTAGCAAAAGACCTTAACGCTCCCCAGTTAGATTTATTGCCGCCCATCTTATTGCCGCCCTCAAAACCAGCGTCTTCGTACTGACCGTACTGGTTGTATAAGTTTTGCAATGTCGGAAAAATGTTTTCGCTAGTCACGCCTGTGTTAGCTATACCCACCCCAGGAGAGCTAAACGGTAAGTTTTTAGCATTAAATTGACCCATGCGAACATATTCAGCGCCTGGCGTCATAAACCCATACGTGTCCCACAAAGGTTTATCAGAAAAAACCGTGTAGTCACCCGTGTTAAAAAAACCTTTTTCTGCTTTCCTGGCGTATTCAGCTTCTCGATCTGCGCGTGTTTGATTTAAACTTTGAATACCTTCTAACGTATATTCCGGAGCAGATAACTGTCTTTGAATAAAGCCTCTTGCCCCAGGGTTAGCCGAATAATTTTCTAGCTTTGCTAAAGCATCGGCTTGGCTAGTTGGTTGAGCTTGATTAATAAAATCACGCAGCATTAGCCCGGTTATTCCGGTGTTCTGAATATTTGATTGTGCTAGTGCATCTGTGTACGGATTTGACATAGCTATATTTTCCAAGCAATTCCAGCTAGTAACACAATAACTGACCCAGCGCCTGTAATCATAATAAACTCTATGCGTTTAATACGCAGTATAGCTTCTTTCCAACGCTCTTCCATTTGAACCTCTACTACAGTAACGCGCCTATTTAAATCGTTAATTGGTTGAGCCATTCGAATCCTCCTTAACCGCTGATTTCTTAGTTGCCATTATGTCACTCTATCATTTCTAATATAAGTAATGTCGAGAGTCGCAGAGGCTGTTATTATGCCGCCAGCGGAATCTGCTTCTGCACGCACTTCAACATCTGTTTTTTCATAAAAAGGAATAGGGTTCCAATATGGGATACTGGTTGAGTTGTTAGCCAAAACCACTCTGTCTTTGACATTAAAAACGCCACCATCTGGCCTCGCCATCAAGGTAAAAATAGCAAACTTTCCCGCCGAAGAAGAGGCTGAAACATCTTTTTGATGGAGATAGGCAGTGTATCCTCTCGGGACTGTCCAGACGCACATTAGTGTTTGGTTATCACCGATCGCAACTGCGGCATATTTATTTGTTGGAACACCACCTAAAGGAGTGGCTTCTGTGCCTACATACAAAACGCCTGCATTAGCACCGCCAGACCCAGCAGTGTTTACAACAATCCTGTTGACGCGATACCAGTTCAAAGCACCATTCAGCTGGACTCCTGTTTGGCCATTTAATGAGACTGTTTCACTTATCTCGTCAAAATTTGCATCTAATCCAGAAACAGTTGCTGTTCTGGATCCTGTTCCTGCAGAAGTATCAGCTGTGGAGCTGCTAGAAATATACATGGTGGAAGCTGATGCAGGATAAACATATAAGCCGCCTTGAGTCCAAACAGTCTCGTTTGTCTCCGCAATATTAGCGTTATAGCCAAATTTGTGGATAAACTTGTGATACGAAATTTGACCACGAGCTATTTGAAGCTCGAATGGCTCCGTAGTTCCAACCCTACTGATTGAAGATATTTGAGCCATTCGAATCCTCCTTAACCGCTGGTTTCTTAGTTGCCACTTTTAATAACCTCTCTGAGTATTAC